CATTCCCGAACAATCAACTCGGCGAATCGTTCAATGAACTGTTCTTGTGTATCCCAAGTCTCGCTAGAATCTTCTCTTGCGGCTTTGAGCCAACATTCTCTAATTCGTTCGTTCATCATTCAACTCCAAAATGTTCTTCAATATATGCTGCGGCTTTCAACTGGCCAGCATATCGTTCGTCGTTCATACCACGATAATAGCATTGGTCCAAGCAATCCTTGATAATCAACAGGGCGAACTTTTCCAATGAGGGTTCATCAACTATGTGTTTGATTGGAGTCCCAGAAAATTGAAAAGAGTCTATGTTTATTCCAGCCTGTTCAGCAAGTAGTCGAATTCGTTCGTTCATCATTCAACTCCGAAATGTTCTTTAATCTGGTCGCCACACGAATCAGCGGTATCTCTACCATCTGCATCGTGATATCCTGCTCTAACTGCCGCAACAGAACCACATACTTCGACACATTCCCTAACAATCAACTCGGCGAACTTTTCTTTACTAAAAATCAATTCACCTTCGTGTTCAACAAGACTTTGAGCGGCGAACCGTTCTAACATTGGTATCTTACTCATACATTATTCCTTCCTATGCGGCTGTAGCCTAACTTTGATTTAATCTCTTTACGGTCCGTTTTCTTTTCTGGTTTCCAGGCTCTGGGATCAACGGTTTCACCTGTGAGTTCATAACGAAAGTCTGGATCGTAGACCATATAGCCTAACTTGTTCCACTTGATTACGCCCGCATCAAAAAGAAAGATACAACCACGACACATACAGAAACTGGCACCATTATCTGACCATACATTGCCATTTACCGTGCCCACATACTTGACCACACGACCTTGGTGCATTTCTTTCAGTGCTTGGAAGTAATCAATCATTCTTCAACTCCGAAATGTTGTTTGATTTCTTCTATACAATGTAATCCGCCCTGTTCGAAAGTATCAAATTTTTCTCTGGCTCCAGAGACTGGATCACTAATTACTCTATCGCAACAATACAAACATTCCCGAACAATCAACAGGGCGAACTTTTGATATTCTACCTCACCGACCGGCCAACCAGTTAATAATCTAGCCTTAGTAGCAAGTTCTCTAATTCGTTCGTTCATATCTTCTTTCCCTTTGCTGGGATTGCTTCGTCGCATACCCATCCACGCTTTTTAGCCTCCTCGTAGGCCTGCATTCCTTGTTCGCCGATGCCTACATTGGTCTGTGTGAGTGTAAAGTGGCCGTAACAAACCCGCGCCACCGGCTCCTGCTTCTCAGCCTGCTCTATGGTTTGGCCTAGGGCATCGTAAAGGCTGGCAATTGCGTTATGTTGGCGGTTAAATTGTTCTTTGTCGCCATAGTCTTCAATGATGGGCAGATTCAATTCCAACGCCTCTAGCGCCTGCTTCATTGCTGAGATGCTCATTCTCGATAACTCTTATTAACTGAAACTGAGCCAGTGTCATTGACCAGAGTATCCTGTGCGAATACCATATAATCATATCTATGTGTTAAACTTGGAAAAAAATGACTAATGGGTAAGAGTCGCATTATGCCTCCTTACTGAGTTTGGTCACAGTCATAAAATGATCGTATGATTTACGGACTGTTGGATTATTTAATAACTTTTCTGTTTCAGATTGTAGGGCCTTTACTGCTTCTTCGGCAATGTCATCCATACTTACACCCAGTAGCACACGACCGTCTTCACCCATGACATTGATAAACTTATTCCACGCTTCCCTCTGTTCTTCAGTGATTGGATTACTTTTGGGTTTCAGTGATACCGCCTTGTTTAGAGCAGTGACAAGAATTTCTTTGGCATGGATACTGGCCGCCGTCATGGCCGCCGTTTCTGGATCTACATGATAACGGTAACTTTGACCGTTAGGGCGAACATGTATCAAGTGAGATCCCAATGGAAGACCCTCAGCGAATATGGGATCATACTCATAGACAGGCTTATATCTACGGCCGACTTTTTTATAGAATGTTTCGCTCATAGTATTCTTTTATGTCTATGTTGAAACTTTTCAGCGGTTATGTGCCATTTTTGTTTTATTGGGTTAGGAGCATGGGTGCTTCTATAGTGTAGCACACTCCAGACCTTTAGTAAATAGTTTTTATTATTCCAACTCATTCTAGGTATCCAATTATATTGGCCCCTGGGCCTTAAACCACGAAAATGATATGTTATGATAAAATCTTGAGGACGAAACTTCATATTACCAATTCACGTTTTATTGAACATTAGAATCTTGTTTATCCTGCTCATATATCTTGACCATACGATACAGTGGTTCCATTTCTTTGGCATAGTCCTTGGGCAATTTAACACATAGATCATCTATGAAATAATTTGTAGGATAATGTTTAAGTAATGCTCTTGCCTGTTCCCTTATTTTTCTAGGAACTTTTGGAGTAATACTGGGAACCAATAGTGAAACTAAGAACTTTCTTGTTTCTATCAAACTTCTATATCTTTCATCAGGCAGGGTCATATCAAACCTCGAGTTTGTCAACAGTCTCTTTTTCATGTTTACGAACTACTTCCCAAAGAACATCTTCTACTAATTTGTTTAGAGTGATGTCGCGGTCATGTGCCATTTTCATAAGGGTGAAGATCTCATCATCTGACAAGTCCAAAGGCACGCTAACACGAGTATCATAGTCCTTGTCAGCAACAATACTACGAGCCTTATCTAGCCAATCTTGTTCCTGTTCTAAATCTACAAAATCAATGTTATCCCAGGCTTGGTTCATATGTTCCTTATTATGTTTACGAGCATAGGCAAAGTAGGCCTCTTTGTGGTCAGGATTGAAAAACCTATAGGCACGTCGTCTTTTGTAGTCACAGGCTTCTACCACAAAGACTTCTTGAGTCTTGGTGCTGAAGGTCACGTTGAAACTCCAACCTTCGTAATCTTCGTTCCAAGCAGTTAGGGTATAGGCATTTTCATCAAAACAATGCCAAAGGTATTCACTGCCTTCGGTGATACGATATTCTACAACTTCCATAAAGTCTTTTAGATTCATAATTTCCTCATTGGTGTAAAAGTGTTTAAATTATACAGAAAAATTAAGATTTTCGCAAGTTTTTTTCAAGAATGTGGCTATATTTTAACAAAAACATAGTCTTTTTCTTCTCATCAAAAAAATCAAGGATAATGTATTCATTCTTATTAACCATTCCGGGATCCCAATAATAGTGGTTTCTAGCAGTAAAACCCAATACCTCACGCATTTTTTCTCTGATAAGAATCACGCTGGGTGGATTATCTCTAGCCAATTGTGTGTGAAGTTTGGCCCATGAGCCCAAAGACAGGTGAATAGATTTAATCGTCCTCATCTATGGGCACCCAACCAAGCAGTTGAAGGTCACGGCGAATTTCTTCCGTGATATGACTTTCTCTAACATATTTTTTATAGATATTCTCATAGTCTTCTAGTTCCTGAGAATTCATTTTATCTAGGTCTTCTTGGGTTAGATCGTTTTTAATACCACTACAATACCAATCAATGTAGTCTCCATGTTCAATCATATCTGCCACAATACCACCAGCATATCGCCATGAACAACTCCAACGTAGATCTTTCAGTATGGGCATGACTGCCAATTTTTGAAACGAGTTATTACACATGGCCGCATAAAGATTCTGAGCATAGGCCTTGCTGTCTTTGGCTTTTTGACAGATCCATGGACTAGATCGTAGATCATATTCCATGTTGTTTTCTCGCCACTTCTCACTGGACTCTCTCAGTTTGCGTTCATGATCTTCAAAATCAAATAAATCTACATGGGCCTTGACTGCCTCATCATTTTCAGGAGTCTTACCTTCCTGAGCCTTGCGTTCCAAATATTTAAACTTTTGAAAGGTATTACGGTCTTTGCTAGAATTCATTGTTAATCCCATAATCCACGATAATATTTGCCAAATAGTCGCAATCCATTTTTAATACGTGCTGTGTGAGCATCCAATCCTTCACGATCTACCTTAATAGCAGCAATTCTATCTTCAAACTTATCAAACTTTCCAGTAGGATATGTGAAAAATTGATCAGTACTATCGTCCATCGCACATTGTTCAAATGTCCAGATTAATTCATCCATCACCCAATCCCAACGCTTAAAATGATTTTCATCTACATCATAATCATTTTCTTTTGGAGGTGCCGCTGAAGATTTGAGATCATCGGGAACATCCTCATCATCAACAAACGGAGCACCGTGTTTGGTTGCCTGTAGTTGTTTGAGCATGGGAACTACAATCATGGCCAAGGTATGATCCATTGACCAAGTATCCCACTTGTCGATGTGGATTTTGATATTACGTGGTCTTTTGCTTTGAACCCACTCACAAAAATCCATTACCCAAGTAGATGCCAACCAGTCTGATAACTTATCATGTAGGCGATAATCCCAACGTTGTTCAAGTTCATCGCTGGGATAACGCTCATGCCAAAAGAATAGGGCATCTACGATTTGATATGGACCAATCCAATTTTTATAAGGGCCAATTTTTATCTTCATAATAACCTCCTTAGGAGACTTCTAAAGCACCATTACCATTACGAAACCCAATGTGACCACCTTCCTTTACGATCCTTTCATTGACTTCTTCCAGTGTAATTGGAGCAAAGTCGGTCTGTTCCACACAGACACAATGGTATCTTACATCTACTACAGACTTGCTTAGGTAAGTGTCCATACGCATAACACGATTATAATGAAGATGACCATGAACATTAGTACCAAAACGGCCAAGACTTTCTTCATGAACTGGAATATGAGTAAAAATCATTCCGTTCATAACATGGCATCCACGAATATCTCTAAAGTATGGGGTGTAGTCCTCAAGTTTGAATATATCGTGATTACCACGGATCAACACCTTGTCACCATTAAGCCTACCAAGCACACTGAGGAATTTACGATTGATTACGACATCTCCAAGATGATATACCTTGTCCTTGGGGCGAACACGATCATTCCACCTTTTAATCATTTCTTCGTCCATTTCCTCTGCGTCTTTGAAGGGACGGAGTGGTGAACCATCGGCCCGTTTGAATACGGTACAGGTTTTTTCGTGACCAAAATGTGTATCGCTCACAAGGAAGGTTGTGGGCATTTGATTCTCCTATATTAGAACACCTTATTTAGTGAGTATATAGGAGAATTTAGTGTTTGTCAAGTATTATTCTACTTTGTCAATAAACTTTTTTTTGGATCTTTCTGTACTTGTTGTTGGTTTTTCAACAGAAGCTGTTGGTTTTTTACCTGTAGTATCTACTTTTTTTGAAATAAATTCTGCTTCTTTAAAGTCCTTGAGCATTAAGTAGATTTCCCACAATTTCCAATCCATACTCTCTAGAAGTTTAAAAAACCTGTCTTCGTTTGAAGTTTGAACTGCTGCTTTACTTATTTTAGTATTAATCATTTAATCACCTTATCGTTTTTGTATCTGTCCCAACTTGTAAAGTTTTCTCTATTCATTAATTTATGCAGACTATGAGTCCAGACGCCGGGATTTGAAATATTAAAACCCTTGTCGTCGATCTTAACCATAGTATTATAGTTCCATAATTTTACATATGGAATTGGGACTCTAATCTGTGGAATAAAGTTATTGAATTCACATAACACGCCATCGTTGAATTCTTCTACTTGATTGATTGGAATATCTAAACTACAAAGATAATCTTTCTTTAAAAAGTAATAAATCATTTCTTCCCAAGCAAAGTGTTCTTCTGGAATACTAGGGTTATAACTGTGATTAGCACCAAAGAAAATATGTTCAACTCCGTGTAAATGTTTAGTTACGTCATCTACATGCTGAAGGCCAACAACAAATAAAGTTTTTAATCCATACGCCGGAGTATGTTCGATCTCATTGCCTAAGAAGAACATAGGACTCTCGTCATTTCCGGATTCATAGTCCCTTTTCATTTGGCCTTACGTCCACGTTTTGGTGCGGTTTCTTTAATTTGTTTAATTTGATTTTTGGTCAAAGGACCGTCGTCTCTAGGATAATTTATTTTCACCATTTCCGCTGCTTCACGAACATTTGCAGCGATCTTGTTCCAATCGATTTCAAATTGTTGAACAGGTCTTGATTCTATCCGAGATAATTCTTGATCAGTTAACGGTTTTCCTTGTTTTACTGAATCACGCCAAGATTGTGCTTTTTCTTTAGGAATTTCAAAAACATCACCGTGGCCGTCCACAAACACTTCTATTTTATTTTCTTTCTTTTTACGAGGCATCTATTATTCCTTTAATTTGTGAATCATCAGTTAATGTATTATCCTGTATTTGCCAAAATTTTTCAACTGATTTTTTTGCCGAATCTTGACTAACATAATGTCCTAGGAATTTCTCGCTTTGATTTGTAAATGGAAATTCATCATCTAAAATTTTTGATACCCATACAATATTATTATTAATATATTGCCAAACAGTACCTAAAATTTTTCCATCTAGTTTTCTATAATAGTGCTGTACTTGCTTAGATTCGTATGTCCAATCATACATTTTAAAAATCCTTTTAATTATTTAAATTTTGGTCCGACTATCCAAGAAACAAGAGAATATCTTATGCCTTTCGTTACAGGTGTTACTTCGTGTAAAGACCAACTTGGAAAAAAAATTCCTAATCCTTGGGCTTTTGTTGTGTACATAGGGTGAGCAGATTGATGAATAACAAGATCTCCTCCTTCGTAGGTTTCTGGGTCACTCAACTGGACTGTTAGACTTAATTTTCTTAGTCTAAAAGACTTAGTCATCATATCTATATGCTTATCATAAAATCCTTTACATTGATCTGAATATTCCGAAAATTGAATTGTTTCTATATCTTGTAAATCATATTGAAAATAATCATTATTCGTTTTATTAACAGCCTGAGTAACACGTTGAAAGATCCAGGTAGTTTCATCGTTTATGTGAAAAAAACCTACCTTAGAATTTCTAACGCTATGATCGACTATTTGAGTGTCATTTAGACCGATTCGTGAGTCTTCTAACGGTAATTTTTTACCTAATTCAATAATAAGCTTACATTCATTTTCACTAAACATTTGACTCCATGCCCAAGCTTCGTTTGTTATAGTTTCATTTAGACACCATGTATAAGCCTTAAATCCATCATTTTTCATTATGAAATTCTTCCTCTGTATCTTCGTTCTTAAGTAGGATAGGTCCGTAGATCCAATGCTCTGTTTCGTCATTGACCCAACCATCGCCTTCCATACCTTCGTACCAATCTTCTTCCCATAGTGCCTTAATACGTTCTCGTTCTTCTTCATCCATGTCATCGGGCCATTCCCAATCGACCCAACAGCCGTCATCCATAGAATCCATTTCCCAATCGTAGTCAGTGCTCATAAGCTCATAGCCGTCGGGATTATCTAAATCAATGTCAGGCCTATCATCGCTTTCGCAGGTCCAATAGCCCCAACGAAAGCCTTCGTCCTTTATGACAGTGACACCATCCTTTATCCAGAACTGTCTTTCAACAGCGTTTTTTTTGTGATAATTTTGAATCTTCCAAATAGCCATAGTTTATTTTCCTATAAGTTGATTTTCAAGGTCTCTAAGATAGTCATCTTCGGGATTTTCTAGATCAATTTCGTCTGCTCTAGTAACTTCACCGACAGCAAACAATTTGTTGAAAGCATTTTCATCATTACCTCCACGTAGTCTAGCACCCTCGAGGCTTTTTAGGAAAGCAGATGCCTTATCAATCATATCAAATGCTTCTTGTTTTGTTTTGGTATTAAACAGATCTTCTACGAAGTTATTGAAATATAAAACATTTCTCGGAACCCATTCTGAATACTCGTCACTGCCTGCATCCTTTTGATTGAGTTTACGCCATTCTTGCCATTTGATTTTTTCCTGAGTTTTAGCAACTTCAATGTCCATTAATTGTTGAGCACGTTGGACAGCAACAATATGGCAGTAGACATTATGACCCATCATTAGAGCATATGAAAAACTATCCCAAGAAGTTTTACCTTCTTTACCGATCTTGTTTAGCATACCAGGAGCATAATGGCAAATATCTCCCATAGTCATTCTGCGTCCTAGTTCTGATTCAAAGGGGAATGGGATGTCGCTTCCTGCAAGACCTTTGTTGTCTGGGGCTTTGTCCATAATAACGCTCCAACGTTTCGTAGTGTGTTGTGCGTTGGTGTAGACGAGTCCATGCGCTGTTGCAATAAACGGTGAGGCGCAGTCAAAAGATATGGTAATTTCTTCATTGATATGTTTCCTAATTTGTCTTTGAATACTGGTAAGATAACAACTCCAATCTAATTGAGCAGTGCCCAAGAAGTGAATCCAGTTTTTATTAGTTAATAATCCATCTTCACGCATGGTCATAAGACGTTTCAGTGTGATATGCATCTTACACATATTAGCACCACCGAAAGCCCAACCTTCTGCGGCCTTGTCTCCCCATACTGCGGGGTCTGAATATTCCTTGACTCCGTTATACCAATCTTCGGCAGATTCCCAATCCCAACCTTGTAGCACATTGAGGAACTTGGTTTGACCTAGACGATTTTTTAGAAAGTATTCATTGTTGAATCTTGTTTTTTCTAGGCAGTCCTCTACAGTTTTGAGTCCTGTCTTTGGGCTGTGAATATGATCGCAGGCCCAGGTAGGAACGTCTAGCATCATAGACCAATCTGCTGTAACTTCTAACCATTCGAGAATTTGTTGGCGCACAGCATTAGCCTTAGGTCCTTCAAAATCTTGCCAATCAAATTTAATGACACCTTTACCAATCTGGTAACCACCTGAGTCACCTAGGATCATTGTGGCGTTGCGGTCACGCTGTTGTATCATTGATTCTTGAACAAGACTTTTTTGTAGATCCAGTTGAGCATGTCCTGCTGAATATAGTGCATACTTGTAGGTAAAGTATCCTTCCTCGGGATTGAGAAAGTTCATACCTTCAATGCCACGATCAAATCCTGCGGGAATACGATCTTTTGGAACAAACTCTTCTAGTCGTTGTTTGGCTATATAGGTGCTGTAGAACGACGAGATAGCCGGAAGGAACACAGCATAATCTTTTTGTAGTGGCGTTAGGTTAACTGGTGGTTTCTTCATCGTTTCTCTATTATGTTTTTGCAGGGATGATATATTTGTAGATAGCTAATCCGCTATCTAATGTAATTTGCAAAGCTCCCTCGTCACTAAAACTCATCATAGTGTTATTAACATCTGCAATTTTAAGTATTGCAAGAATTGGTGCTACAGGCCAAGCCCAAGCTTTAGTAAGTTTTCCAGAGACCCCTGTAGCAAATACAAATTCACCGCCGTGTGTAGAAGCATCACCGAATGTAAAGATCAACTTGTCTTTATCAGTTTTAGCAACAAAAGTTTCATGTTCGGTATTAGCCGCAGCCTGATATTGAAATCGTTGTACGTTTTGAACACTAGGACTAAGTTCAACATGCCATTTTACACCACGAAATGCAACACTTTTGATCTTGTCGTTAATTATTTGACTGTTCATGAAACGATAATCGTTTTGAAAGTCACCATCTTTATTTTTAAAATGAAGACCTACAGGAATGTCTTCATTATTTTTATTGACCCTAACCACTTCAATGGTGGCATTTTCTTTATATTCTGGGCAGTCGAGATGAAATTTTAATTTGTTCAGTTGTGGCATACCAAAAACACCAATCATATCTGTATTTGGGATATGTGTTTCTGCGAACATGACCACAGTTCGATTGTCTGACATAGAGTCAATTTGTGTTTTTTCTTCAGTTCCTGTAATTTTTACTAGTTCAAGAAATCCTAGATTGTGAGTGTGACTTACAATGTCTTTAAGTAGGTCTTGCATGATTTTTCCTTTTGTTGATTATATTTAGAAAATGTGCTAAAGTCAATAGAATTATTGAAAACTGAACAAATTGTTGAAAACATTATTTTGTGTTGTAGATTCTAAATCCCACTCTAGCACACCGATAAGATTATCTAGTTTATTATTGATGATAGTTGCCTCCATCTCGCTATGATCAAATGGTAGGTCTTGAAACCATCGAGGCAATCGTAATTCATCAGTTGGGTAGGCCACTGAAGTATACCCTAGAGCATTGTCTTTTAATTTACATACAATGACCTTCATACCATCTACGATCTGCATGGAATACTTGTCCCCATTCATTCTACGTAATGTGTTCCAATTGATACTAGCACGAACATGGCCTGGTAAGTTGGCCTTGCCTTGTTTGCGTTCTTTCTCTTCGTATTCTGTGATATTATTGGCACGTTTGGGACTACCTTTCTCCCAACCTGGTCGGGCCTTGAATTCTGTCCTAAATTCTGTGATCATTTCCAGGATTTCTTTTTCCTCTCCTCCATTTAGAACCTTTTCTAATACTTCACTTAAAAAGTCCTGCATGAATTCAGGGGTATCTGAGCGTTTTAGATCTAGACCCATGGCCTTGATCTTGCCCGGCTTGCCATCAACGTCTAATCGTTTGCCTTCTTTGTCATAGTAAAGAACAGCATAACGCTTCTTGGTAATGAATAGACCTTTACTTGCTACGATCTCACGTCCTGCCTTGATAACTTCCCCTCTGCTCTTGGGACAATGAAAAGCATCCTGCATGAAGTCTGGGAATGTCTTATTGACTGTGTCAGCGACCTGATTATAGAGTTGAATAACTACATCCCTATCCCAGGGTATTAATTTTTTATCAATATCAAGTTTCAATGTAGTGTATGCTGAAAAGTAGCAGGAGTCAGTATCACCGTAGATGATGCTTTTACCAACGTGATCATACTCTCCTGTGATAACTTCATTTACCTTACTAGCCATGTGGCGGGCAATACTTCTACCGGTAAGAGTGGTCGATTGACCAATGCGTTTATCAAAAAACCTACAGCCAGCATTAAGAATAGCACCATAAAGACTGTTGAGGTTAATTTTCTTAACCAACTGTCGTTTGTCCCAGTATTCCTCTTCAATTTTATTTCCAGCATTGATAGCATCCTTTAGTTTAGCCTGCATTTCTTTACGTTCTTTATACCAACGTTCTAGTAGGCCTGGAATAACACCTTCTGTTTCATAGGTAAAGATAGTGCCATTGGCACTAAGCATCCACGGTTTATTTGAATTGTAGATTAGTTCATAGATTTCAGCACCACTCATAATGCTGGTTTCACCATTTTCCCATTCTATGGTAATATCGTTGGCACGATCCTGATTCATAACAAAGTCATACTCTATTGCGGCAAAACGACCTTCCCAGGCAGCGGCAAAACTGTTGCCCTGTGCCATTTTGGTTTCGATTTCATTCTTGGTATAATCTTGACGCAGTTGTCCTATGATTGTTTCAGGACCCATATTGAGAGCACGAATCACTGACGGATACAGTGAATTAATGTCCATTGATCCAATCCAATCGTGTAGTCCCTTCTTGGGATAGGCCACATAAGCACCTGCTGCCTGTGTATCCCCTAGTTCATCACGCTTGGCACGACTGGGCACAATCATGCCTCTATGATGTGCTTCATTGATAATGGCCTGTTCTGTCACTGCTACGGCACCTAGTGTGGTCTGTAGTAGCACAGTGTTTTCGTGAGCAATGGTATTGGCCAAATCAAGGAACTTGAGTTTCTTATCTAACTTGTCTAATAGGGCCACGTCCTGTCTATTATATTCTATAAACTTTCTAAAATCATTGTTGTAGAGTTGATCCAGTGTGCCTTCATAGACTGTTTTACGTTCACCGATTTCCATTTCACCGATGGCATCCAATCTGTAGGTGTGTCTTTCTTCATAGGTGTATTTTCTGTAGAGTTCAAGACTGTCGAGATGGACACGTCCCACCAAGTCATAGGTTGTTGCCGTCCTGCCGAATCGTTCATATTCTCTCTTTTTAGGGAATTGGTTCCAAAGACAAAATCTACGAGTATCTTCTTTGCTCAATACTCTAGTAACACGATTTACGGTATAAGGGATATCATAACCTTCACTGTTCCATCCACTTAACACATCCGCATCTTCAATTAACTGTAGAAAAGTTTCTAACATATCCCCTTCGTTGTCAAAGATGTGTGTGTTGGGAAAATCTTTGACTAACTCTTGTGCTCGTTCTACTGTCAGTGTTTTTGGAGGCAGAACCAATGTGACCAATGTGTCCAACCACTGTAGATGAACTGATATGGCAGTGATTGGCATAAATGGATCATCAGGTGACGCATATCCACGTTCTGGATCAAAATCTACCTCAATGTCAAAAAATGCTGTGTGTAATTTAGGAGCATCTACGCCCAAATAGTTTTCTGCTAGGGTTCTAAATATGGGATTGATATCACTTTCATAGAGACGCTGGTTGTTGTGTATGCGTTGTTCTTTTTGAAATTCTTTATGTGATTTACTGACTACACGATTTAGGTTTTCACCAAATATTGATTTATATTTTCCTCTACTGTCTGGGTAGTAAAAAATATATCTTGCTTGATATTCTTGATACAAGCGTCCTTTAGTAGGATGACGCTCTACTACACGAATGAGATCTTCATCACGATCCCAGATGGCATCTACATAACTCATAATTTTCTCCTATCCACTTAAGGCTGGACAACCAATGTGTGGCGATTTGTGGCTCGCTTACCTTGCTTAAATTTATTTATACTAGAGTTTTTGTTATACCAATAGTATAGATTATGGTTATTACAACCTGAACGATAATTAAACTTTTTTTCCTCCATATACATCCTAGAAATACCCATCCTAAATTACCTAATAGAGAAATCCAAATATTAAGAGGATAAATGTTAAAACTAGTTAAAACTACACCTGCTATCAATGTTAATGTGCAGGCCCATTCAAACCAGAAAATTCTGGATCTATTAACTATAAACTTTAACAAGATATTTTGCTTCAAATTCTCGGGCGTCTGCTAGATCATTAACCATTGGTTGTCCTTTGATGTTTAGGCTCGTGTTTAGCAACATAGGACATCCTGTATCTTCATACCACGATTCTAACAACAATCTAAATCCTGGATTGTCATCTAATCCTACTGTTTGAACACGACTAGTTCCATCAGCGTGTATTATAGCAGGATATAGATCAGGAAATCTACACTTTGCCACAAACTGCATGTAGGGACTTTGCTCGATATTCGCAGGCATTTCGAAATACTCGTGTGCGTGTTCTGCCAATATGGCAGGGGCAAATGGTCTAAACTTTTGACGGCGTTTAATTTCATTGACACGATCTTTGATCTTTGGCCCACGTGGATCAGCCAATAGACTGCGATTGCCTAAAGCTCTTGGACCAAATTCAGCACGACCTGTGGCTACGCCTACTATTTGTTTTTTATGTAGTTCCTTCATCAATCCAGGTATGGGATATTTTTGTCCCAAGTCAGTTCCTAGATATGGACCAAGCCATTTAACCTGTTCTTGGAAATAACCTGCCACTGCGCCCACACTGCTGCCAGCATCTCCGGGATTGGGCATGATCCAAACATTGTCCCAATCTTTGGTAATTAGACTATTTGCTGAACAGTTCAGAGCACATCCTCCCATTAACACTAGATTTCTACTGCATAGGTTTTTGCTACAGAATTCACTCAATAAACCTAGAATCATTTGGTAAATGGCTTGAGTAGCAGCGGCTATATCAAACATATCTTGCTCTGTATGTAGATCAGGTCTCCATTCTCGACAACCACGATGTAGGTTATGTTGAAATTTTATTTTTGGAGATGATACATCTTTGAAAAAATCATTCAATATGTCAAAATATAACCTATTTGGATTACCATAGGCGGCCATGCCCATTAAGATATATTCTTCTTCGTTAGGTTTAAGCCCGATACGCTGTGTCATAGCACTATACCAAAGACCTATGCTATGAGGATAACTTTGACTGTAATATTTTTTTAAACTCGATCCCTGACCCTGCCATATGGTCAATGTTTCAAACTCGCCAATACTGTCAATACAGAGAACAGTGGCATCTTTAAGACCACTGGTATAATAACCTGCGGCAGCGTGGCTATGGTGATGAGTGGCTGTGTGTATAGAGCAGTTGATGTTATACCTAGCCAAATAATCTTTTACGTTGTTTTCACTCCATCGCCAACCTTGTCCTGCGGTGAATTGTCGCAGTGTTTTTAGCACAGGACTTTCATACCATATGGCCAGATCAGGTCCGCCATAACGCAATGCTTCGCTTACGAGATCGGGATGTAGGTTACCATCATTCTTTATTTTGCTATAGCGTTCGCTGTGAGCGGCAAATAACAGTTCTTTATCATGCCACACTGACAGAGCAGCATCGTGACTGTTTGCTGAAATGCCCCAGATAATCATTTATAAATGAACGGATCTCTCTTGCGTAGTTCTTCAATGCGCTTTTTTAGAGCACGGCGTCTTCTCCACTCCCTAATCTTTTCCATAATCCATCTAAACATTATTCTTTCCTATTTGCGTGTCCGCTGATATCAACCAATGTTTCTAGATCATCAAATTCACGATAGACCTGATCCCAGGTATCTTTCTGTGCGATACGTATGGCCTTTTTAATTACACTGGGTTTGACATCCAATTCTTCTGCCACTGCTTTGATTGTATCGTTGAGTCCTTCTGTTAGATCCTGAATTTCTTGTAAGACTGTTACACCTTCTGCTACAATCTGTTTAATCTTGGCTCTTTCTGGATCACCAAATGCTTTGCTCATAATTAACTCCTGTCTCCTAGTATAACAGTTCTGTATTTAAGATGTCAAGTTATTTGACGCCGATTTTCATGAAACGCAAATAGTCAGTTTCTGGATCACTGAATTGCCTTTCATTCACATACAATACCTCACGCATGGGAAATAGTTCATCAAAATCTACTAGTCGAGCGTGGCCACCTTCCGCATTGTTTCTACTCTGTAGTGCTATAAGTGGTCCAATGGGCACCGATGAGAACCATCTATGTTTTAGCATATCTGATATGCTGGTATTGATTATGAGACTGTCTTGATCTGCCTCCATAAAATCAACAGTATTTACATCTGCCCATTTGTTTTCTGACGGAATTTTTAATTTTTTATACAATTCTTGACTGAATTTGACTCTTTTTTGGTCTTGATCTACATTTATGATCTTTTTAAATTTGATACCGCATTTTTTTAACACATAGCCCATATTGCCATACCAACTGCCTAAAATATAGATTGTAGAGAATTTGGTTCTTTTTGATTCTTTTAGTTGTTGGCACATCCATATCTTACTGGCTATGAGATCGGGTGTTAGACTACCTTGGAAAGTATCTGGGCTGGTTTCTAACAAATGTCTTATACGCATTAATCTGCTCGACAATTCTTATCTTTTTCAGTTATAGGACCACCTGTAATCCATGCTGAACAACTTCTACTGCCGGCACATTTGAAGTGTAGAAAATTACAATAACCTAAATCGCTTAAATTTATTGTAGCATTTGGATCAATATGGGATTCGTCCCCTTTGATACCATCTGCTATACATTTACGCATACTATCACTGACATCAAAGGCAGCACAATTACCACAGGTCATTGTCTTTGCGGTCTTTTCACTGACCTTGAATGAGATAGCGGCCTTACGCCAATAGTCCTCGGGTTCTTTGGGATTAGCAGGGCCATAATGGTATTCGTCTATGGCCTTTTGACGATTTTTTAGATTGAGATCAATATCGTGAGTAGCACGGGGACAGCCCTTACCTGCTGCTTCTACTAATGTTATGAAGTTTCTCATTTGTTAGGATGCCTTGCCTTGTAGTGTGCTGCTACAGCCATACGTTCTATATGTTCAGGATCCTTTTTGGTTCCTGGTCTATTGTTTTGTCTAAATTGATGATACTGTTCTGGGTCTGCAGATTGAAAACGATCACGCCAAGTATCGATGGGCATACTTGCTGATAACTTACCCTGCGGACCGACTGGCTTCTGTGGTTGAGCAGGAGCCTGTGTCGGATCCTCTGGCTCCTGCTCACTTACTTTTTTGGCTTATGACTTTTATAGCCTTTGTTCTTCATCCAATGACTCAGTGCCCAAGGATTATCAATTTCCTTGTGCTTCTTCATTGCCTTAACTGTGCCTTCCCAACCTTCGGGTGCTTTTTCTTGTAGTTGATTCCAAAGGCTTTCCATGTAGGGATCTTCACCGAATCTACTGCGATAGGAGTTTGGATTCATGCTATATCTTGACCCTATAACGGATTGTCCTTCACCACCTAATAATAAATCATACATAAGTTTTATTACCTTGATAGGTGAATCCATTCTTTCTAAAGCACTCTTAAACCAAGCGACCTTTTCCGGTTTCATTGGTTTGGCACTGGGTTTGCTAATTAGAGAAAATGCCTGTGCTTTTAGTGTGGCCAAATCTTTAATCTGTTCTAGACGTTTGATATCTTCAATGTCAAAGTTCATTGCTGGTTTTTTGGCTTCGCCTACATCAACATTTTCTTTTTTATAAGCCTTGCTGTATCTGTCTTTGAGCCTGCCTAATTCCTCTTGGCTGGCACCCCTACGACCTGCTGCCGCAGCCATCCTCATATACTTCTCGCCGTGTTTCTTAACACCTGTGTGATACTGAAGACCACTTTCATCTACATCTGTTTCTTTAATCTTTTCGCAGTCATTAACACGCTTGCCTGCGTTTTTACCTGTGCCCGGTTTGGTGCCTACCTTACGATGTCCTGGCCAACAATTTTTTGGACCAGCAACTCCTTCTGTAAATTTCTCAGCCTTGCCGAATATGCTTTGGAATTTGTCTCCCAATTTTTGAACCAATTGGTCACGCTGTTGTTTGCTGAGAACGATTTGGTTGCCGTTAAACTTGAATCCCATTGAACGTAGTTTGGGAATTAGGTCAGTTTGTTGTAGAGTATATTTGAATGTCTGAGGTTGAACTGGTGTATCGTGCGAACTACCTCCTACCTGTGCCTTAGGAGTATCAGGTTTAAGTTTAATCCTTCTTCCTGTAACTGGATCTACTTTAAGGATCTTACCACTATCTCTGTCACCTTCATCATCATCAGGGTCTTTTTCATAAAACTCAAGACGGTCATCTATCTGAACCAGTGCGTCTAAATCACCCATAATATTATCGGGTAACCAATCGGGGACGACTATCACTATCTTTTCAGTGCCTACGAAGTCTACATCACGTAGAATTTTTTCTATGTTATATTCTAGATCGTCAAAAGTGTTGATTATGAAAGGCTTAATTTTGGCATTATTGGCAACTACATCTTTTAAATTAGATCCAAATCCGGCATAGCCGTAGAGTTGCGACTCTTTATCTGGCAGTTGTTTCTTGGCAAACTTTAAGAACATGGTGCCGCTGGGCTTGTCTAATTCTGTTACAGGTTCTTTAAATTTCTTTTGTAACTTCTGTGTGTCGTCAGCAGCACGAGCAAATCCTTGTTGATTGAATCTATCTCTCTGTTTCTGAAGAAGGCTTTGAAAGTTACTGACCTTCTTAGGATCCGGTTGGCTAGGATCACCTTTGAGTTCTCCTAGAGCATCTTGCTCACCACCGATACTTTGTAGAACAGAGTTTAGGTAGTCAGCAGCCTTGGTAATCTTGCTCTGTTGCCATGCTTCTAAATCACCTTGTTCTCCATACTGTTGTACCAGTGCTAATAGTTTTTTAGCATTGGCATGAATACTCTTGAGTTCGTTGCTGGCCATACTGACTTCGTGATCTTCGTAGTAGGGCTTACGATGTTTTTCCTTGCCCTGTTTTTGATCACGTTTTTTATCTTTGTGAGCACCAGCACCTGTTTGCGGACGTAGAGGGCCTTGTCTTGGCTTTTGGGGAACCCGCTCATCCTTGCCTTCTTGCTGACGTTTGATCACGTTGCCTAGTCCTACTTCACTGGTAGCAATATTACTGGCACCTATAGCACCTGCTGTCATAGATTCTAAAACATAACGTGTTTCAGTGGGAGTTGTTATTTTTTTAAAGTCTTTCATGATTTTTTCATCCATTGTGCCACAGGGCTTACAGTGTTGGTATCTGACAGTTCTTGACTTTTCTTACTGGTTAAAACAATGCCTCGAAATCCCAGATGCTTACCTGTTGCCTTGATAATTTCCTCATCTGCTTCTGTATAACCAATTGTAACTAATTTTTGTTGAGTAGGTCCATCTAAAGGCATGGGATAGTCTGGCATACCTGCTAGAGCAATACCAAATCTATAACTATGGTATGGGCTTGAATTATCTAATTCAGGAAAAGAGTTGGCATTAGGCAAGGCTTTTTCTGTGGCCTTATCTAATTTTTCTTTTCCTTCTTGGACAAATTCCTTGGCTCTCATTTTTTCATCCATTGTGCTACAGGACTAACGGTGTTGATTTTGTCTAATTCTTCACTTCTGCCTTTTTTAGCTATTGTAGTAACTTTAGCACCTTGATTCTTTATTCCACGCATGGCTATTTCTTCATCTGCTTTTGTATAAGGCCAAATGCTGACAACATCTTTGGCAGGACCATGGATAGGAGCACCATCTTCTGGACTTGCTGCCATGGCTACTCCTAAACGATAGTACCCATAGTATTGATCAGTGCCATCTATTCTCATACCATGTGGTAGTGCTTCTCTTGCTGCGTGGGGTAGAAGTTTGGCAGCATCTTCACTGATAAATTCTTTTGCTCTCATCTCTTCATAGATGCTCTTAGCATCCACCCATGCTTACGATGTGCGTCCATACGACCTGCTACGAAATCACTAAAACCATGTTCGTGTGCGGTTTCGCTGACATCAAATAATTTCTTAAAGATCACAATCATCTTTTCATTGTCTTGTAGCAATTCTGAGACCATTTGATCTTTAGGTAGAATCTGTTCTTCATCTTCTATCTTACTGAGCATACTAAAACGAGTATAACTACCTGGCATATAACTGCCCATGGCACGAATCTGTTCAGCGAATGTATCTATGCTATCATATACTTCTTCATAGATTTTACCAAATAGGTCATGGTATTGTAGAAAGTCTTCACCCTCTACATTCCAATGAAATTGATGCGCCTTCAAGTAAAAACTAAATTCACTGGCAAAGGCAATCTTAGCGAGTTGTATAAGTTGTTCCATACCTTTATTTACCTGTTAATTCACGTAGTATGATCTTGCCTACAAGTTGAGCCATTTGTTTTTCATATGATTCACCAATAGGAACCTGTTTAGTAGTTTGACCGGATTTGGGATTTTCGTGGTCGCCTACCTTTACGCCAGACTTATAGACTTTTTTACCACTTTTAGGACTGACATAATAATCGCCCTTAGTGTCTCTACCTACGGATTTGACCTTATACTGGTCTCCGCCTTCCGCTACACCTTCTTGAGCATCACCTACCAGATCACCTTGACGAGCAGGTCTTTTCATTTTGCCTTTTAGGTGAGCAGCAGGACCCAGTTTGTTTTTTGGTGTGCCGGCGAAATGGCTGGCAGGCATCATACGCTCTTTGACCTCTTTACCTTGAACAGCAGTATTTTTATCCGGCTCCGGTGCCAGACCTGTATCTGCTTTGGGCATATATTTGGCAATTGATTTTTTAGTAAGAGGACCTAACTTGCCATCAATGTCTAAATTGGCACCTTTGGTATTGAGATATTTTTGAACTGATCTAACAGCAGGATCATTTTCTACCAATTTTGGTCTTACCAAAGCATTAAACAATCTTTCTGCTACAGGTTGTGGTGCCTGAGGTTGCGGTTTGTTGGCTATGCCCATGTTCTTTCTCGCTATGTCCATTAAGTGCTTGATCCAATCAGCACCGAGTTTTTCTACGTTATAGGCCTTGCTCCATACTTGGAACGCCTGATCTTCTGGCATGTTCTTGAGAGCATTGCGTAGTTGTGTAGTTGAAACACCTGTGCCACCTTCTGTATCCTTGCGTGGTGTTACATAGGTGCTGACCTTGACATGTGCCAATGGAGCAAACTTACTATAACGAGCCTGCATTTGATCAGTGGTCTTGGTCATGCCTGCTTGGTCGCTGCCTACTGTGATAATGATGTTATTATAGAAAGGTTCTTTCTTGACTAATTCGTATTCAATCTTTTTAAAGATATTGCCCTGTGTTTCTTGACCACTAGCATCTATTTGATTTTGAACTACACTGACAGTGACACCTGGGAATAGTTTTCTCAGCGTTTCTAACTTTGTGTTGATATCTATGGGATCATCTGGACCAACTTTGTGACCTACAAAAACAAAAGGAGTTCCGTTAAGTTCCCGTGCCTTATCAATGGCAAAGTTTATCAGTTGTTCATGGCCACGGTGACCAGCGAAGTTACCTATGGCTACCACTGCGGTCCTGGTCTTAGTATCACCAAATGTCTGTGAAGGAGCAGCATTTTTTGCCGACATGGCATCTTTCATTTTTTGGCTGGTTACTTTAACTAGGCGTCCACTGGGCATGTTGACCACAATACCTTCCATGTTAGCACCAAGTGCGTCTTTGCCTTTGAGTTGAGGACTGTCGATTATGGCACTACTAAGTTCTTGACGGGCACGATCTAATACGTCTTTATTTCCCTTACGATCAGCAGGATTTAGACCCAATACAGGTTCAATGATCTTGCTGACATTTATGCCCTTTTGTTCTAACTTGTTGGTAATAATTTTTATATTACTATCACTGGCGCTTAACAATTTTTGTATGACCTTGTCTTCTACTGGACTGGCCTCACCTGTGCTGTATTGTTTGACCATGAATGGTACAAGCGTCATTTCTTTGCCTAACTTTTTAGGATCGTAGGGAATATTTACAAACTTTAATTGTCCATCCACTGGCTGTGCCATGGGTGTATATAACATTTCTGCCTGAACAATAGTATCATTAGGTAGTGTCTGTATGAACTTGCTGTTAGTAATCAACTCTAGGGCATCGTCATACTTCTTAGTTCTTGCTAGGTTTTCTTCACTCTGACCTTTTTCTATACCAAAGTTTGTAAAATAACCTACATTATCTCTGTATAGGGGCTGTGTTACCTTACTGGTCATAAAAAATGGACGACCTGATTCATCCTTACCAAATCTAATACCAGCACCATCTACTTTGAGATTGACCTGTATGCCATTTAACGTGCCACCGTTGTCTGCGATTTCTTTACAGAGTGCTATGAAATCAGCATCCTTCATTTCCATACTACTGACACGACCGTCTGGTAGTCTGTTATAGATATGCTGAATACCCTGTCGAGCATAATTGGGCTTTGAAGGTGCTGTGGGGTCATCTGCTTCATCTACTATTTCTTCAGTCATCTTATATGATTGGACGTATTCTTGACGCATTTGATCAACGTTCATACCTTCGGGAGGTCGAGCACCCGTGGTTTTCATCAGTAGATCAATAGCGGCTGTCTTTTCTGCTGAATCACGTTCTGGATCATTCTTGTATAGGCCCTGAGCACCTTTACCAAATGTCTTGTTTAGAAAACTACCAAGCACACGACTCTTTTCTTCTGGATCTAAAAGTTTATTCATTACTTCTAATAGACCAGTAAATGACCAAAACTTGTCTGCCAGTTTCTCAGCAGACTTAGGATCCATCTTTACACCAAATAGGCTTTGGAACATCTTGCCGATGTCCTGCTCGTAGCCTGCTGCGGGCAGAGCCATCATCACAGGTAGGCCGTCTTTGACTTCGGGCTCATTGGTTACCGGGTTTAAGACTGGAGTGTATTTGGCTCTGAGTCCACCACCTTCTTTGCTGCTCACAGCAAAACTCAGCATACTATCTTCTTCAGGTTTATCTACCCAGGTTCTATTCTTACCCCTGCCTTCTTGTTTGCGTAGGAGAAATTGTTTCTTACTTAGAACAGCAAAACTCTGTATAAGGAATTTATGGAATACTCCCTTGACTCCTGCCTGTAGATCATTCCAGTCACTTGAATGACTGAAACGACTCCAAGGAGTGGGTTCATCTTGATCAAACTTGACAAACTCTAGGTCAATCTGTATCTTGATAGGTGGATCTTCTAATTCCCATAGACTGGAGAACTGCTCATTGCCACGTTGAAAACCTAACAGGGTAGCAGGGCCAATTTTACGATCTATGTTGGCCTGTAGGAATTGCTCAAGGTCTGCTTCTTTTTCCTTATTGACCATAGTGTCTATGTCGCCTACTTTAGGCTTTTTCTCTACAAAGGTCTTGTCAGGTATGCCTTTTACATTGAAAAAGTGTAGACTACTACCACTTAGAAACTTTTGACTCTTTAGTAACTTAGGATCCCATAGGGGTTCTTTATATTGACCAGCATAGGCAGTGCTGATGGCGTTTAATAGGTTGTTTAATACAGGAACAATGACATTACGATTGGTTACCTGTAGATTAATCTGTTGTGCTGCTCCTGCTTCTGGACGACCCTGCCAACCTGGTTGACCAGCAGCAAGATTACCACCTTCCATTAATTTACCTAAATTTTCTTTATAGTGACTATAGAGTTGTTGACAAAGTTCTTTGCGTAATTTTTCTGGAAATACCTTGCCTAATTTACCTTCCATCTTCTTATGAACATAGTATTCTTTACAACCTTTTTTAACCATTTCCATAAGATCGTCTAGGATTTCTTTTTGATCGTGTGACCCTTTTAGTTTTTTAATCAAAGGAAATGCATAATCTTTATGTATACGATCATGATCTATAATAAACCAAAACAGATCATTGTGTATAGTTTGTTCATCTTTTTCCTTTCCAGGCTTAAGATGAATTTGTGAGGCTTTTCCAAAAAATTCTGTTAATAGCATAATTATTCCCAAGCCCTGCAAGACCAATATCGTGCTTTATGACGAGGTCCAGGATTGTCGCAGTTGTGTCTTGCTCTAAAAGATTTACGGCGTTTGGGATTAGATTTTTTAATCTTCATCTTTTTATCACCGAAGTTAACTTTTACCACATTACCTTTGGGTCCTTTTACATAAACTTTAGATTTTTTAACATCGCCAGCCATTGGCTTACCTAGAGGCACATCGCGGCCTTGATATTCTGCTTCTTGTAGGTCGTTGATATCCCCACCACCTTCCATGATGGCCAATTGCATTTCTGTGAATTTAGTAATAGATTCTTTAACAGGTTGGTGTTTTAAGTAAGATAATACCACATCATCGCCTTGAATAACTAGGCCATCTGCCATAAACCCTACAATTACAGATTCTATTAAGAGGCCGTTATCTAATTCTAGAGCAAATATATCTCCAGTTCTTAAAGTATTATCAGATTCAATTAGGTCAAGTATTCTCATAAATTTCTCTTTTTAGCGTCTTTTCAATCTAGGATACGTTGCACCATTAGTTGGTCGAAATGAAAAATTAGTTTTGGGATATGTTTGCCCAGAGGCTGATCTTTCTTCTTTAGCAAATAAAAATCTATTGGCTGATCCCTGTAGAGAAGTTAAGTCTGCCTGTGTTCCTTGTGTATCTGTTAATTGATTTATTTTTGCTGAATTTATAATGAAATTTCTTGCTTCAGCAGGTGTTAATCTAGGATAATATTCTAATATACAGGCCAATACCCCTGTAACCTGAGGGCTTGCCATGCTAGTTCCTGAAATTTTTCCTAATTTATAAGTTGAGTTTCTTTGATCGTTTACCCCACCGAAAGATGCTGTGCTGTTAAAGCTGCTCATTATATTTGACCCAGGTGCATAGACATCAATGCGAGGCCCACAATTACTAAAATTAGATTTATATTCTGCTGAGTTTACGCCTACAGAACCTACTGATATAACTCCAGGAACTGCTCCCGGAGCAGTTCCTCTATGAATATACCATAAATATGTTGTTCCCGATAAACTGGCATAACAATAATTATTGTAGTCAAGACCTGAGACTGTATCTACTTTAGAATATTCATTACCAGCCGCCGCTACTACATGTACCCCATCTGCAATTGCATCCATTATATCTGCCGCCACTGAACTAGAATAATAAGGTATTTGCGCCACACCTCCACTTATATATATTCCACCATTTGTAATATTTGCACTTGTTAAGGCAGTAGAGCCATTTCCGTAAGTAGTACCTCTATTCCATATATAAGTTATTGGTCCAGTTGAAAATGTACTATAGGTAAAGGGGAATCTTAACGATGATCCATAACTACAATTACATACTGTGGGATTTTTGACTCCAGTTGTTGGATTAACAGTTTTACTTCTGTGAAATGCTCTTATATAGTCCCACATAATTAAACTAGGAATAGTACCATTTGGATTGGAAGAATAGGGACTAATGTTGTATATGGTAGAAGATCTTGCCCACCCCAATGTGTTACCGCAGGCCGTGCCTGCAACGTGGGCGCCATGATTATTATCTGCTTCTGCACTTGTTCCTGTGTAAGGTGTATACACATATGTACCAGATAATAATGCCTCGCCATCATTATCTAATAATCCAGCAGCCGCAGAAAGTGTATTCCAGTTTAACTGATTTACTCGTGTTCCGCCTAATCCGTCTGATCTTAGTTGATATTCTATATGAGATGGATTTATATGTCCGTCTACAATAATAACATCTACATTTCTTCCTGTGGCTGTTCTTGTAATCGTTGCAACCTGATTAGATGTAAGGTTGTCCCCCCAATTAGATCTCTGTAATCCTTCGGAACATCGTAACAACCCCCAATTTAAATGATCAGCAGTGTTTGAAGAATTTTTGTTAAAGTTACCTGTTTGAGTATAAAGTGGGTTAATGATATCCATTAAAAAATCCGCACGTTCTACATCTTTTACTCTCGGATCCTTTTTTACTGTAGCAGCTTCTTCTTGCGTTAAAAGGTAATGAGTATTTCTACTTATGTCTCTTCTTAACAAGCATTCTACTTTTCTATTAGGAATACACAGGCTTCCTCCCTCAGTTTCCATATCCGTATAGAAATCATTGAGATCATTGAACTCTTTCAAGGTAACTATATATTCAGCTAGGTTGCTCACGATATTAACCTAATAAAATGTAAAGTTACACTAACACTAGCAGTGCCTGCTCCTAAATAAGTTACACTTACAGGAATTTGACTTACAGGTGTAGTTTCATTATTAAATCCGTTAATGCCTGGAGAAAAAACAACAGTACCGCTTTGTGTAGTAATAGCTTCTGCAACAATGCCAGTTGTACTGACAGGATCTACATCTATGCTTCGTAATAAATCGTTTTGCTGGGTACCTGAACTAATATAAACTCTTACCCAAGACGCTGTAGATACTGAAATTTTGTTTAAAATATAGGCTTTAGGACCAGAAACAATTTGTGTAGATGTATTATTAAAAGATAAGTTGGGAGTTGAAAGAATAGTATTTGTAAATGTAAATTCACCACCTGCAGGTTGTGATACGTAGGCAGACGATTGAATAGTCCCATCTGGAAATTGTATAGTTCCATCAGTTAAAAAAGCCCACGTTGTAAGTGTAGATGCAACATTAGCATTGATTACCACTGTGCCTTGTGAAGTTAATGCTAAATTTCCGTTTGCGGACGCAACCTCATTTCCCTGAATATATATAGATTCTCCAAATGCTGAAGGAAATACTACATAAGGATTTACAGAACCAATTAGTTCAAGCTTAGCAGTTCCACTTGTTAGTTTATTAACACTACCTCCAGTTCCTTGGACTGGATTTCCACTTACTAATAAATTTCCATTGGTACCAACACTTAAAGGCACACCACCTAGATAAATTGTGCTAGTTCCAACATACAAACTTCTCCATTGTGTAGATGAACTACCTAAATCAAAAATATTGTTAGCAGCAGGTATTAAATTACTGGCTATGTTACTTGCAGTTATAACAGATGAATATAATTCGTTAAAATTACTATTGGTTTTATTGAAAGCTGATCTTAAAGATTCCCCATCTCCTGCTAGTTCACCAGATCCAATATTGATAGTCTGTTTTGCCATGGTTTAAACCTTAATAATTAATCTTTATGCTGTTTACACTGCCTTCTGAGAATTCGCTTATTTTAGCTCTTAACCATACAAAATTTCCTACTACGTTAAAAGATTTTGTAATAGATGTTGCTGTAGAAAAAACAACAGAATTTATGTTTTGAAAAGACAGTAATCCAGTAGTATCTATTGTTTGAGAACTGGTTCCTAGTTCAGCAGAAAACCAGTCTGCTTCTATAGGATCAGAAGCTAAACTGGCTTGTACTTCAAATTTTCCAACAAAGTTACTTACCTTAAACTGAACAGTATGAAAACCATCAGTGTTTCCGTAATATCCATCTCCTTTTATCCTATTGCTTAAAAAGGTTAGATTGGTTGTTCCTGTATTAGGGTAATTAACAGAAACTGAACTTGTAGAATTTACTATAAATGTTAAATTTTGGCTTAATGCAGGCATAATTTAATATTTATGTAATTTCCATTTCCTCCTCTTCACTTGGTATTGGTTTATTTTTTTCAATAAATTTAAATGACAATTTTTCATCTACCATATTAATTTCTACAATTCCGCCATTTGTTAGCTTTCCGAACAACATTTCCTTGCTGATAGGCAACTTTATTTCTTCATTAATGATACGCTGTAATGGTCTTGCCCCCATTTTGCTGTCAAACCCTTGTTTGACCAAAAATTCTAAAGCATCTTTGTGGGGTTTTATGGATATTTTCTTACCTTTTATTAAAAAATTCAATTCATCTATAAATTTTTTGACAATCTTGTGCATGGTTTGTTGATCAAGTTTGTCAAACAAAACTATAGAATCTAGCCTATTTCTAAATTCAGGAGCAAAAAATTTATTAACACTGGTATTAAGGTCAATACTTTTGTCAAGTTTACTAAAACCAATACTGTTTTGCTCAGCGTCAGCAGCTCCTAGATTGCTAGTCATGATTAATATAACATTTCTAGCATCTGCTGTTTTTCCGTTTGACCCAGTAATAAAACCGTTATCCATTAATTGTAATAAAATTTGTAAAACATCCGGATGAGCTTTTTCAACTTCGTCTAGTAAAAGAACACAGTGAGGAGTTTCTTGTAGTTTGGTAATTAGTTGTCCTGCATTATCTTCAAATCCAACATATCCTGGAGGGCTTCCTATTAATTTAGCTATACTATGCTTTTCTTGATATTCACTCATATCGAATCTCAGCATTTTAATTCCTAAATTTTTGGATAATTGTTTTGCTACTTCGGTTTTACCTACACCAGTAGGACCCACAAATAGAAAACATCCTATAGGTTTATCTAAGCTTTTCAGTCCTGCTTGGCTTATATAAATTTTATTTAATAGTTTATCAATAGCTTTATCTTGTCCAAATACTGTGCCTAACATATTTTTCTCTAAATTAGCTAGGGTATTACTTTCTTTGTTAATAACATTGTCCGGAGGTATATTGGCAATTTTTGCAACTTCAAACAAAACCTGCTCTCTATCTACTATGCCATTCTCTATGTTTTTAATTTTAAATCTTGCAGCAGCACAGTCTATCAAATCTAGTGCTTTATCTGGTAATTTTTTATCAGTCATGTATTTTATACTATACTTTACACTATCAATTATAGCTTGGTTAGTAATTTTAACCCCATGATGTTTTTCATAGTATTTTTTCAAACCTTTTAAAATCTTGATTGAAGTTGCTTCGCTAGGTTCGTCTACACTTAGTCTTTGAAACCTTCTCATAAGAGCTCTATCTTTTTCAAAGTGTTTACGATATTCTTCCCAAGTTGTTGATGCTATTACTTTAATGTTTCCTTTACTGAGTGCAGGCTTCAGCATATTGGCCATATCATTACTACTTCCATTGGCTGCTCCAGCTCCATTCATCATATGCGCTTCGTCTATGAATAAAATACAATTGCCTTTTTTCTCAATAGCCTGTAAGACCATTTTAGTTCGTTCTTCAAAATCTCCTCTATATTTAGAACCTGCAAGTAAAGAACTAATATCTAAATTATAAACGCTGTAATCTTTTATAAAATTTGGTACATTTTCGTCTATAATTTTTTTAGCGAGTCCTTCTGCAATGGCAGTTTTACCAACACCTGGATCTCCTACCATTAAAACATTAGCTTTTGTTCTACGTGCTAGAATTAAACAGATTTCTTCTAATTCTTTTTCACGTCCTATTACAGGATCAATTTTTTTAGATTTTGCTTTGGCTGTTAAATTAGTACAATATTTTTGAATGGTTTTTTCTAATTGAGAAATACTTACTGATTCTTCTTGTGAGTTTTCTTGTTCTGCCAATCCTTCTTGTTTTGCATATTCATAAAATTCAGTTTTATTAATATTTGCTTTATTCAAAAAATATTGTGCATAGGATTTTCTTTCAGAGAAAATCCCCATGAAACAATCGAATGGTTCTATATGATTTTTCCCTGAAAATAAAGCATTAGCAAAAGCCTTGTGTAAGACTCTGTCTACTGCGCTAGTTTTTTTTGGTTTAACAGGATCAATTGATTCTATATCTTTTAATTCATTCTCTATATAATTTTTTAAATCATCTACAAGATTATCTACATCTGTTCCAAATTTTGTAAGTACATTTTTAAAATCATCGGTTGATACTATACAAAATAATAAATGTTCTAATGTTATATAAACATGTCTTTTTTCTATTGCTAATTTAACTGAGTCGGCAAAAATTTGTTCTAATTCTTTATTAGGTTGAATCGCCATTATCGTTTCCTTTTATTTGCCCTGTTCCATTTTAAATTACTAACACGATCTTTGAAAACGATTCCTTCCAAATGATCTAGTTCATGCAAAAAACATTTACAGTCGTAGCCTCTAAATTCACCCTCCTCCCATTCTCCTTTGTAATTTTGCCATTTTGCCTTAATGGCTGAAGGTCTTTTAACTTTTACATATGTATTAGGAAAACTCAAGCATCCTTCCTCCATTTCAGATATTGTTTCTGTACAACTTATCACTATAGGATTGAAAAATGCTTTACCTAATTCTGGATTATCCTTATGGCCCATTACAAAAACCCTATATGATAATCCTATTTGATTGGCGGCTAATCCAATGCCGTTGGCATCATACATAAATTGTAACATGTTTTTTTCTAGTTCTAAAGTATTAATTAAATTGTTAAAGTCAAATGTAGGCAATGGAATTCTTAATATATCATTAGGAAAAGTAATTATGTTAAACATTTTTTGTAATTTGTCTTATTAAATTTTTTTGATATTCAGTTAAATTAGTCGGAACAGCAATATGCACTTCTAACAATAATGCTCCCCTTAAATGTTGATGGTTAATATCAGGCATACCGTAGTTTGGTAAATTAAGTATTTGCCCGTGTTGTGTGCCAGGTTTAATATTAACTCTTAAAGTTGTGCCTTCTAAAGTTTGAACATCTAAAGAAGTTCCTAAAATAGCATCTAGACAATTTACTTCTAGATTATAAACCAAATTGGTTCCCTGCCTTCTAAATTTACTATGTTCTAAAACATGTAAAGTAACATGTATATCACCTCTAGGTAAATGAGGTATAGAATCATCTCCTATATTTGCAACACGAACAACAGTGCCACTATCAACACCTGGTGGAATATTGATATCTATCAATTGATCTTTTCCAGAAGGTAGTCTTATATTGGCAACAAAATTTTTCCCTTTTAGAGCATCTATAAGATCTATCTGTAATTGTAAATTAATTGTTCTGTTTTTGGCCTGTTGCCTATGGAAAAATTGACCAAATGGATTGTTACCGAAATGGTGTTCAAAAACAGTTTCAAAGCCACCGGGAAATCCTTGACCAAATTGAAAATGAAAACCTTGAGGTTGTGGATTGTCATATTCTGCACGCTTTTTCGGATCACTTAATGTTTCATATGCTGCCTGTATTTCTTGAAAACGATTAGTATCCCCACCTCTATCCGGGTGATGCTGTGCAGCTAACTTACGATAGGCACGTTTAATAGTTTCTGGATCGGCTGAGCGATCTACACCTAGTGTTGAGTAAAAGTCTGTCATAGTTTTATTTTATTATAATGAAAAAAGGTATAGTTCAGTATACTATACCTTTTATTTAAAAGTCAAGAAGTAATTACTTCTTATCTTTGGCAGGAGGAATTTCTGTAGCCTCTAGTTTCTTACGAACCTTAATTTCCTTACATTCTTCTACTACCTTGCCATTCTTATCTTTTACTTCGTTGCCTTGTTTATCCTTTTTAGGGTGGCATACCTTTTTCATTTCACCCTTACCGGCATGATCGTCTGACGCATAAGCACCGTGTGCTAAGGCCAAACCAACTAATGTTGCTATAATATATTTCATTGCTCGCTCCTTAAATTTCTGGATCAGGTGGTTGAACCGGCATTGGTTTGCCACCCGGACCTGTTAATACTTCATTGCTAATAAATGGAACTGCCATTGCTGCCGCTGCACCTAGTCCTGCTGCTGCGGCGACTGGCGCTGCACCACTGAAGCCACCTGCTGTTGCGCCGAAGTTACCTGCGGGTGGCTGTTGAAAACCCGTGTTAGGTGCGCTGCCAAAGCCGCCTCCGCCAAAGCCTCCTGCTGGCGGTGATCCAAATCCACCGGCTTGTGGTTGGCCAAATGTTGTTGTGACACTTTGTGATACGGGTGCAAGTCCGCCATTATTTACTCCATTTAATTTTTCTTGTGTGCGACCCCATGCTGCTAGACCTAATACCGCACCCATTGCTATGTGATATAGCCCTGCCCCTTGTAGAGTAAGAGGTTGCCATTGAACAATCTGTCCTTTTACTATGGTCTGTAGTATGGCAAAGACCATAGGGAATATAATAAAGTCAAAGGTACAAGTGGCCATATAAAGCCAGCCCATCATAGGGCGCCACTTTGAATTCATCCAATCTTCTTTTTTCTTTTCACTATCGCTCATTTTAGCGTAGTCTTCTGCTGTTGCCATTGCTCGCTCCTGTTGTGTTAGTTAGAACCAAAGCCAAATGCCTTGGCTGCTTAATAACATGCCCGCTGCTGCTACTACAAAACTACCCCAGAACAGAGGCATGCTTACAGCAAGAATACTGGCAGATAGTAACACAATACTTAATTGGTAGGCAGTTGAAGCATAGCCGATCCATGGAGAACGTTTCTTAGCGTCATCACGTTCTGCTTCTAATGCTTTGGCTTTAACCATGATTTCTTCTTTGTCTGCTTTCATACGCTTGGCTTCTGACTCAAACTTTTCTTTGTTTTCTGGAATACGAGTATCCATGGCCTGTGTAGTATAAAGAACTTCACGAATGTTTTTGGCCTGATACCATGACCATTGATTGTTTGCTGAAATAGTATTGTTTAAAACCGTTGAACTTAACTTGCCACCATACCAAGCATTGACTGCCAATAGCAGAGCAAAGATATTAATAACTAGCCCTGCTTTGTCTTTGATCTTGGCTTCACGCTCTGAACGTGAACCTGGAGGAGGTTTAGGAGCATTAGGATCCTTTGCTTCCTTGGTAAAAAAACGTAACATTGTATCTACTGCACTCATATCATGCTCCTAAAACGTGTAATGCGTGTTGATAGTGTTTTTGACGATCTGCCAACCCAAGTGTTCCACCGTTAATACGTTTTGTAACGGTCATAACATCACCTTGGTCTGCCCAGGTGTTTAATTTATTTGTTTCCCAAAACCAACAGGCCGATTGAACAGCACCTTCGAATGTCTGTAGGTAAGCGGGAATTTCTTCAATAGGTGTTTCAATACTATCAGCAAAAGCCTGATAGTTATTTCGACCTGTAAGTTGAATTAATCCACGTCCACAAAAAGCCCAACCGTCTCCTGATGACTCTGGACCGTTGCCCATACGATTAGCATAGGCACGATTGGCAATCATCTCCTGTTTTCCCGCATACTGATTAGCTGTGGCCTGATCTGGAAAATATCGTGGCCATACTCTCATAAGACTGGCAGCACGATAGTTTAGATTTTCTTTTAGAAATTTAAATCCTCCACTTTCGTGAGCACATTGTGCTACAAACATGGCCACTCTTGATGGTGTGTTAATATCATAGTCAGGCAAACAACGTTCCATAGCATGATGCCAATGATCTACATAGGGATTACCTGGAATCAGTTGTGCTAATTGCTCCCTGGTTAGTATAAAATTACTCATTAATTTCCTGTTCCTGTTGTTGTAGTAGTTGTGGTATTAGTAGTCGTTGTATTAGTTGTATTAGTTGTTGTGCCTGTTAGTTTATTTGCAAGAGTATTAACAACTTCTTTATTAGCATCGGTTAATGTTTTAATATTGACATTGGACTGATTACCCAATGTTTGTATAGTAGTATTACCATTAGCATTGATAGTGGTTGCAGCATTGAAACCTGCGGCGGCTGCGCTATTAACGCCAGTAATACCTGCTGTACCTATATTGGTTGTTGCTGTTAGACCTGCTGTACCTACATTAGTTACTGCTGTTAGTCCTGCGGCAGCAGTATTGCTTACACCTGTAATACCTGCTGTACCTACATTAGTTACTGCTGTTAGTCCTGCGGCAGCAGTATTGCTTACACCTGTAATACCTGCTGTGCCTACATTAGTAACTGCTGTGAGTCCTGCACTACTAGTATCTTTCATAGCATTAAATCCTGCTACGCTAACACCTTGTAGTGCGTTAAATGCTGCTGTGCCTTGCGAACTTATAGCATTGAATCCAGCAGTGTTACTGGTGAACCCGCTAGAGGCTATGTTGCTGTTGGCAGTATGTCCGGCAGCATTCATATCTGTAAATGCCTTGTTAGTGCTAATTGCTATGGCAGCTTGATTATCACTTTGACGCATGGCCACAGCACTATTTCTATTAATGCTATAAAATTGAGTAAAACTTGGCAGTAACACACTGGTCCATTTTAATGCCGTATCAGCAATGGTTTCTGGAGCTGCAACTTGTTGTTGAGATCGTTGATTACTACCACCGCCCATTTGTATGCTTAGAACAGCAGCTACTTTGGCAGCACTATCTCCATTTTTTGCTATTTCAGCTAGAGCATTAAATCTAGCAGTTTCAGTAACTGCGTGTGCTTGTGCAATGGCTTTTTGTGTCTCTGCATAAAGTTGATAGCTACTAGGACCAGATGCACATCCGGCTAGTAGCAAGGCTGCAGATAATAATAAAAGTTTTAATTTCATGTTACACCTCTATTTTTTAGATGTTGCTTGTTCATATATCTTTTTTTGTTCGTCGTACCATTTGTTCCAGTTATCATTTTTCAAACTACATTCATAATAAAGTGTATAATTTTTAACAACTGCTTTTAAAAATTCTGTTACAGCAACTTTATCACCTTCTATGGTCTGTAGGTCCGGACATTTTTCACGTAATTCTGTTACAGCATCGGGCCATTTAGGCGCAACAGGAACAGGTTTTTGAAATAAAGAACATCCTGTTAAAGTAAGTACTAGAAGAAAAGACAAATATTTCATTTCTTTTCTCCTTCTGTTTTCCTATTCATTGTGGCTGCAGAATTGTGTGCGTCTAATAATTCCTTTGGCACAGGACAGTTTTCTATATACTTAATTACTTCCTCAACACGGACTCGCTCTGGTCCTTCGACTGTTTTAACTATCTCTCTATCATTCCATTTATCTACATATTTAACGATAGTATCGCTTTTTTCTTTGATCACCACAGTTTCTTTTTTAACATCTTCACTGATTGTTCTAGTTGCAGCAGCAGCCTGGGCTTCTGCGTTTTTGACTTTTTCCTTCATAGCAGCAATTTCGTGTCGCCAAATTAGTTCATTACCTATACCACCTGCTAGGAATGTTCCTGACAATCCTATGACAATACCTAGTAATCTTAGGGGAAATGTATAACCGGTTAGCCCTGGAATCCATCGAAGAAAGAAACCTGAAAAATATAGTATAAACCCTAGACCTATTACTAGCAGTGCTAGTAACATTAGGTATTCATCTGGAATTAAACCAACCATCCAGTGTAATTGATCCATTACCAAAGCTCCTTTTCGACAACCACTGCTTGATCACCTCGTGATATTAAAAATCTATTTCCAATTTTATCAATATCATAAGTACCTAGATATTTAGTTAAAAAAACACATTGTCCTTGGTTACTTTCGTCTAGACTTAATTTACCTGGAACGTGTTTTTTTACTACTTCATAATCGCCTATGGCTATAAACTTTGCTGTTATTGGTTCTGCATAAGGTTTTTTAAATGTTAATGTCTGCCCTTCTAACATCACATCCACGCTTCCTTGATCAAAGAAATCGCTTATGGCAGTTTGTTTATATTCAGTTATACGAGAATCATAATCATTTTTATTGGTAGGAACATGTTCTAATATGCTGTCTTTACTAAAATCAATACTTCTGTTGTCTTTTTGATACCTAAATTGCCATGTGTAACAATCACAAAGTTGACTTATACCCTTCATGAGTGTTTCAATTTGTTCTCCTATATGCTCTGTTCGCTGAATTTCAGCGAATACTTGGTACTTGCCATCGTATTCTTCACCTGTGCTCATATCAGAATCTAAGATAAACGGAAACCCTTTTTCGATAAATTCCATAAGGTCTTTTGCAGCATTTTTATCTCTTGCATGAAATCCCAATACCACTACATCGGAATCTTCTCCCATTTTACTGCTATAACGATCTATACTAAAAGTTTCAGCTACACAATGCTTTAGGTCAGCTGTTCTAAGTCCTTCATTGAGTTGGGGTTTCTGTTGTTTCTTCATTAGGAATCTCCTGTGCTGCCATTTCAGAACTTATTTGTGGTTGACTATATTTCATTAACTCTGTTGTGTCATTTAGATCACGGTTGGCTTTACCTATAGAAACATCTTGCATTAGTTTCTTAGGCATTCTTATACTAACGATCCATACAGGATGTTGGTCAATTTTACCTTTTTTAGTACCAGGGCGATAATCACTCGGATCTTTTATTTTCCTAGGAATTAAAACATTACTTTTTTCATAATCTACCATGCAACCATATTCATATAAGCGTTTTGCACCTTCTGGATCAGGCATATTATTTCTAGGCCACATGAATTTACATTCAACATCATGACGATGAATATTTGGGCCGCTTACTAGCTCACCATCTTCCCAATTTTTATAAACGTAGATGTCTAATTCGTCAATAACTCTTTCAAAGTCTTTTAAGACTTTAAAAGCAGTATCACCTTCACTTAGCGTTTTTAAATTTTTAACAACGTCTAATATATCCAACATAGTAAGCCCTTTGATAGTTTATTTATCTGATTTAAGAATCTAATTTTTTTAATATTAGTATATTGGTAATTTAAAAGAAGGTTAAATAGTTTTGCAGGTTGGCAATTTCATTTATTTGGAGGTGAAATTTGTCTAGAGCGAAAAGAAGGCAAAAAGAAATGTATATGGAAGTTGATCCAAGATTTCGTAGAGAGCCTGGTAATAATTTAATTAGTATCAATTCTTATCTAAAGAAAAAGCAGCAGGTAGTGCTAATACCTAGAAATGTCAGTCAAGAACATTATCTAGAAATGCTTAAAAATCCTAAAAAGTATATAGTCTTTGCAATAGGACCAGCAGGTACAGGTAAAACCATGCTGGCTGTGCAAATGGGTATCAAACTTCTAAAAGAAGGTACAATATCTAAGATTATAGTTACAAGACCCGCTGTAAGTGTAGATGAACAACATGGATTCTTACCTGGAACTTTGAATCAAAAAATGGAACCTTGGACAAGACCTATTTTTGATGTCTTTGAAGAGTATTACCATCCCAAAGAAATAGCAGCGATGCTAGAAGATGGTATTATTGAGATATCACCATTAGCATATATGAGAGGTAGAACTTTTAAAAATGCTTTTGTGATAGCTGACGAAATGCAAAATGCAACATCTAGCCAAATGAAAATGCTCCTCACCAGAATTGGGGAGCATAGTCGTATGGTAATTACAGGAGATCTAAACCAAGCAGATAGGCCAAAGGAAAATGGACTACTTGAGTTTTTCAATTTATACGAAAGAGGAGGCGATTATCGTATGATTGGATTAGCCAAGTTTTTCACCACTGACATAGAACGTCATCCTGTGGTCAAAGAAATACTTAAAATTTACAAAGAAGAATAAAGCGGCATTGATCGAACAGAGCCAACCTGCCCAGCTGTTCGATCAATTTTTCATAGGTTTTTAAGTTTAATAAGAGTTGCAGCTAAATTTATCTCTGGATCTGCTATTAAGGTATGATCAATAGCACCTTGTTTAATAATCACTAGTGCTTTGTCTCTAATATCTTCATCATCACCGAATAATTCTACATTGTCATATAGCCAACGATAGATATCTTCTATATCTTCAGGTCTAACTTTTCCGCACAATAGTTTACGAGCTTCTTGAATTTTTTTCTGTTTAAATAAATTAACCATGCCAATTTTCCAATCTTGGCCAGATTCATTATCTATTTCTGGTGCCACAAGTTTTTTATTGTGACAATGCTGTTGAATCATGTTGATGCATTTACGCATATCTGGGTATTGGACTTTAACAAACGTATCAAGGATATCTAAGTCAAAGTCTATTTCTTCTTCAACAAGAATTGTAGCTACCCTTGCAGTAAATTCTGTTTGATCTATTTTTTCAACATGAAATCCTTGGCAACGACTATGAATTGCAGGAATAATTCTATTAGGGTAATTGCAAGTTAAAATGAACCTACTATGGTCACTATAGGTTTCCATAACTCCTCTAAGTATAGCCTGTGCATTAGGTGTAAGGTAGTCTGCTTCATCGAGCAAAACAACTTTAAAAGGCCCAAACGGAATCATTTGAACAAAATTAATAATTTTATCACGAACGGTATCTACATTGTTTTCACGTGATGCATTAATTTCTAAAACATCAAAATCTTCAATACCAATTTCTTTTACAAGAACTTTTGCAAGAGTAGTTTTTCCGATTCCTGCAACACCGCTTAATAATAAATGTGGAAAGCTTTTTTCTTTAATCCACGAATATACTTGTCTTTTTTGAGCATTATCTCTAAAAACATATTCAGAAGATTTTTTAGGTCTGTATTTTTCAGTCCAAAGTTGTATCATGCTTTTATCTCTAGTTTGTAAATTGCTATGGGAGATCTATTAATATGCGGAGTCCAATCACTTAATCCACCTTTACCTCTATTATACATTCTCAGTAAAATTTTAAGTAAGATTTCCGGCTGTTTATCACTTAATATCTTATAAAAATGTCCATCAGCTCTTTCTATTACATATGTGTAAATTTCTTTTTCAACCATTTAATTAATTTAAAACTATTAAGAGTTATTAATGGTGGATGATGAGGACAGCGTCCTTGCTGCCAATCACATTCTGAAGTGTAAGGTCTACGACAAACCTTACATTTATCCACGCAGACTTTCCATGGTGATTATTTTAGTGAGACTTTGTGCTAGATCCTGATCGTGGGTGACTATATGTAGGCGTTGATGGCTACGATCTTTTAGGTTATCATATGATCTTGTTTCAACTATCAATCCACCTGCGGCTTTGTGAATGGTTATACGCATCGGTCCTTCTGTGTTTAATTCAGAACTTTCCTCAATTCTACCTATAGTGTCCTGGCCTTCGTTAATCCAATTGCGTATCCAGCGTTTAAATTTTGATTTCATGATTAATGATTTAGTAGTGGGTGGGGGGATTTTAGTTACAGCATGAATACTAGTGGAATTAATACTCCTACTTTGCTTTTGTTGAGCATAAAGACCTGAAGTGGTCATACTGTTCCTTCAGGTAGTGTCTCACTGACTGCCATAATTGCATTATTATCTACCATACGAACTTCTAAACTACTTCCATCTTCTTGTTCTACTTCTACAGTTCTAGTCCAGCGACCGTGCTCAATTAGAACCCATTCACCTACTTTTAATTCGGTTTGATCTGGTCCGACGGCCCAAACCTGCCCCCAACGTGGATGAATACCTGTTACCTTACCATCATCTTTGGGAATGAGTAGACCAGCAAGAGTCGTTTGAATATCAAATTCCATTCCTTTAATAAACACTAGGTCGCGGAGTGGTTTAACTTTCCCTTTTACTTTCATTTTGTCCTCTTTATATTTTCATTATACGGCATTGTTTTAAGTTCTTCTAAAATTTGTTCAGGCTTAGCCTTGGGATTGTTTTCATAATAATCAGCCATTACTTGCTCTCGTTTACGAAGGATAGAACCTCCAGGGCCTAGTTCATCTCCTCTTGCATTAACACCTGCATTACCTATAGCCGGCATTAATTCGTTTCTGGTCATCAGTTTATCCATATCAATTTCTCTACCCTGCATTGTTCTGTAGGTTCTAGCCATTTGTTACATCCTCCTTGAAAAATTCATTTATATCTAAGTTATATTTAAGGCTATCTATTTTATGAATGTTTAAAAGATAAAGAATATAGCTGGATACGCAGCTTCCTCTTCCTACCCCCCAAACTATATTATTTTTCCTCATTATATCTACTAGATATTTTAAATAATACAATAGATCGATCATTTTGTGTTTGTGAAAAAGATTTAGTTCCAATTCTACACGATTGATTTGCTCCAACGTATTGCATTCTTTAAATAATTCTTCAAAGAGATGTGGGGCATAATTATCAGGCATAAACCAATTTGATTGATTTTCTTTATCAAACTCTTGAATAGTTTGAATTTTATTCGTTGTTTTTGGTAAAGAAAATGTTTCTAAATTATCTTTATGAGCTTTCAATATTTTATCATATACATCGTCCGATACGATTAAATTTTCTAGATCATTAATTTTACCAGAGTATAAAAGTGAAAATAATGATTCATTATTCAAAATAATCTGACCATATTTGTTTCTCATAATAGCTAAATTATAAATGAGATAATTGTTGATGTCAATGGTCTATGTTGATATAATCATCCAGATTTTTATTTGATGATAAAGACTTTTTCAAATTTTTCTCGTAGCGCCTGCTTTGTTCAGACCTATAAGCTTCTAAAATAACAACAATCTGACTACATACCATGCCTTGACCAGATTTGGCAGCAATGGTGTATTTTTTCATTAATTCAGTTATTTTGTCTTCAATGTCCTGATCTTTTAATTTACCTAGATCTGATAATAAAGGATTAAACATTATTCACCAGGCCCACCACCGCCAGCATCACCACCTGATTCGTAATCTTGTGGTCTATTGAGATTAATTTGAGGAGTATTTTGTAATTCTATGATTGGATTGTAACCTGAATTAAATTCAGGTGGAGCATATACCCAATGAATTTGATAAACACTATCATATCTCATAGCAGGAAAACTGGCATCCAGCTCATTATACCCCGTTCTATACGAATTTGCAAGATTTAATGCTACCTGTGACCATAAGATAGGTTGATAACTGTTGATTAAAGTTAAAGTTAAAGAGCCTGCCAAAGTGGTTTCTCCAGCGTTAATTAAATTAATAACTTTTTCTGCATCCAGTGAGAATTGATTAAATTGCTTAATTGTCATAGGTCTTAATACCCATCCATTTGGAGGAACATATTGGTAAGGTTGTGGTGGAGGCGGGATTGGCGGTGTAATGTTTGAAGGTATTTGTTGTCCTCTTGGATTTACAATTAGATTATTAAGATATAAGTCAGATACATCTGTACCTGTAAATAGTTCTGTATCGCTGCCTAGACATTTTACATAATATTGATCTCCTCTATTTACTGGCATTAGATCAAAAAATAATTTACCACTACCTGTTATAACGTATCTAATACGTTTGCTACCTAAATATTGGGTGTTTCCTGAGAAGTTAATAATACATTCTGTTGTATCAGTTAAAGAATCATTATCCAATTCTAATCTTAATTTACCAGTAGAGTTCAATGGAGGTGGATTGGTTAAATTGAAAAGAAACACTCCACTTTTAACTTTGCATTTATAGTAGTGACCTTCTGCGTAATCAATATTGACAATTCCTGGAGAAATAAGTCCTATATCATTTACAGAATATGTAGTGTTAGTAAAAATGGCGTTAAGAATAGTATTAAATCCAAAATTATTATCAACGGTTCTTACTACATTTTCAGTGCTTGCAATGTTTATTTCACTTGCTAAATTATCAAAATTTTCTTTTATTTTTTTAAAATTGTCATTAAATTCATTTACACCTATTATTGATTCTCCAAAAGGAGGAAAATTGGTGTTAATAGTTTTAGAAGTCTCAACAACAATTGATTCTCTACGTAGTGGTAAAAGTTGGTAGGCTATCCCCCCTGGTGAAGGACTCGGTGAAGGACTCGGTGAAGGACTCGGTGAAGGACTCGGTGAAAGAATAATAGGGGCTGTTATAGCATTTATTGTAGTTGCAGCGAATGTTCCATCACTTAATCGCATTGAGATCTGATATGATCCAGGTATCAAATGCTCAAAACTAATGGTTAATAACTGGGTAGATGAACTAATTGCGCCAGACTTTCCATAATTTACTCCAACAATGGGAGTTGTGACACTTAATTGGTATGTTAATCCCTGGGCACCGGTTGCTTGGATGTCTGCCGAATTCCCTAGACCAACAATTCCTGGATTTCTAGTAAAATACCAAGAACTTAAAGTATAACTTGCAGGTGTCGTTGGACTAGGAGTCGGGCTAGGTGTTGGACTAGGTGTTGGGCTAGGAGTCGGGCTAGGAGTCGGGCTAGGAGTCGGGCTAGGAGTTGGACTAGGAGTTGGACTAGGTGTTGGGCTAGGAGTTGGACTGGGAGTTGAAAGGACTGCAATGGTAGTCCCTCTTGATCCTCCTCCTCCATTTAATGATATAGATACAGAATGGGTTCCTGTTGACTGTGGGGTAAATGGTATACCAAGTTGTTCTGGGTCCGATTGTATGTAATCAGTATTGGTTGCGTAAACCGAATTATTGG